GGAAGATGAAGTAACTGAATCAGAAGATACAGTTGAAGAAACTGAAAATATTGAAGGTCAAAAAGCATCAGTTGTAACTGAGGAAGATGAAGTAACTGAATCAGAAGATACAGTTGAAGAAACTGAAAAAAAAAAGACTAAATTAATTGAAAACATCGAGAAATTGATGGAAGAGACTGGTTTAACTGAGGAAGAACTTATTGAGGGTTTCTTTAGTGGACCATCCAAAGAAGAACAATCTAAAAACCAACAAGCATTACAACAACAAATGCAACAAATGGCGGCAGATGCTGAGGCTAAGAATTGGAAGGTAGGATATCTTTTTGATAGACAAAATATTAACGGTCCAGAAGAATTAATGAAGATTGCAGCTAAAAATAAGTTTAGAGGTAAAATAATGCCTAGACCAATAAAAGCTAAAGGTACCTTTTATATTGAATACCAAAAAGGTTTAACTGGTTTACAAAAAATGGCTGGTGGAGCTGGAGCAATGACTAGTGGACAATAATCCAAAATTATATTAACAAAAAAGCAACCCTAGGGTTGCTTTTTTTATTTCTTAAATTAAGTCTGGGACTTCATAATTATCATCAATCACTTCATGTTTCATATGATATGTATCAATATCAACTTTACTTGGAAAGTAAACTCTAATATACATTAATGTATATACACATAGACCTAAGAATAATAATCCAGAGGTAAAATAAATCCCAATACACCATAAAATAAACCCACCAATTGGTGCCATTGAGACAATATTCTTCTTCCAACCGTATTTGGTTTCATAGTTAATAATAACTTCAAACCCATTTAGATTACCCTTAATTTCTACACCATCACCTTTAACACCCAAAATAAGTATTGAAACTATATGGGATAACTCGTGAATAACTAGGGCTGGTATACCCATAAAGATTTTGAACTTTTTTATCATAACAATACAAATATAATACATTAATTATAAAAAAGCAAATATTTATTAAAAAAGAATATTATGTTATTAAAAAAAGGAAGCACTAATAAGAAGGCAGTAATGGAATTACAGTCATCTTTAAAAGAAAAAGGTTTTTATCAAGGAATTATAGATGGTGATTTTGGACCTATGACTGAAAAGGCTGTTAAAGATTTTCAGAAAACAAAAAGAATTAGACAGGATGGTATTGTAGGTAATACTACTTACAAATATCTAGTTGATATGGATACTGATAGAGGTGGTAAAGATAAAGCGGTCCCATCGAACGATAGAGATAATATTATTGATAAGCGTGGTATATATATAACATCTGCTGGACTTAAAATAGATATGGCTTATTTAGACTCAGATGAATATGTTAGGGATTATGGTAAACTTAAACCTAAAAATTTATTCATCCACCATACTGCTGGGTGGGATAACCCATATAATGTAATAAATTCATGGAACAAAGATAAAAGAGGTCGTGTAGGTACTCAATATGTGATTGGTGGGCAATCAGTTAAAGGTAGAACTAACTATGATGGTGTTGTTGTTGAATGTTTACCAGATAATTATATCGCTTGGCATTTAGGTAAGGTCGGAAATTTTAATGCATCAAAATATTCAGTAGGTATTGAGCTGAATAACTTTGGTTATCTTAATAAAAGGGGTGATAAGTTTTATACTTATGTTGATACTGAGGTTAAACCAGACCAAGTATGTGATTTAGGATATAAGTTTAGGGGGAAACAATATTGGCATAAATATTCTGATGCACAAATTGAATCGTTAAGATTATTAATACTACATATTCAAGAAATCTACCCAAAAATAGACATTAGTAAGGGACTTTTAGCGGAATTAGAAGTAAAGACTCCAGCTAAGGCATTTGATTTCAATAAAGATGCTTATAATGGTAAAATATATGGTATGTGGACACACACTAATGTAAGAAAAGATAAGTTTGATTGTTTCCCACAACCAGAGTTGATTAATATGCTAAAAACCTTAGTATAATATTGAATTATAATAATCATGACTTATATTAAAGCATGAGTAAGTTAAAAAATACAGAAAAATTTTTGAGTTATATTAGCAACCCATTAACTAGAACAAGTATTGAATTATTATATAATTCTAATTATATAATGTTTGAAAAATGTGACCTATATCGTGATTTTGTCTTATCATTATCCGATTTAATATTTACCACCTATATGGGTGACAAAATAACTAAAGAAGAAGAACGAATTAACCATTTTAAATGGTGTTGGGACCGAACTGTAAAGAATTTTGAAATGGAAAATATATATTTTGGTGATAATCAAGAACTATATGACTATTTCACCAACTTTATGGTTGAAATATTCTATTCAGTAGAGGATAAATCGAATAATGAGAAAATAAATCATAATGTTATCAAATTATGGGAATATATCTTTAATTATCGAATAATAAAGACCCGTTCAGATGTAGATACATTCATTGAAGTATATAAAATGTTTGAGAAATCGCTTAAAAACGGTAAAAAACTTGATTTTTAGTATTTATTTCTTAGAATACTATAGTATAATTGTTTTATTATGGAAGTACCAACAATATTTAATATTGTCTTAAATGACTTAGTTAACGACCGATTACAACTGGAACAAGAGTTGGAAAGGTGTTTTAATTTAGATATTGATGTACCAAGTAAGGTAAATAAAATAAAGGTCGCCTTGGAAAACATCGCCAAGAACGATTTAATGGTAAGTAAATTACAGAGTTACATACCAATAACAAATGATGAAAAATAGAATAAGATGGAAAAGTTTAACGAATTAAAGGCATTAATTGCTTCAATTGAAGAAGACACTACTAAGTTTTTTGAAAAAGGTACAAAAGCTGCTGGTGTAAGAGTTAGAAAGGGATTACAAGATATTAAGAAAGTAGCCCAAGAAATGAGAATTGAAATCTCCGAGCAAAACAAAAAATAATGGGTTTTGAAATAATTAATAAAATATTGGTGGTGTTGTTTGTATTAGCATGTTTGAATGCATTCAGACACGGTTACTATTTCGTACAAGCTTGGGTTAAGTCAAATAATGACATCCCAACAAAATATAGAATGGGTAACACATCACTATTATTTTTAGGATTATCATTAGCATACATTATTTCCAGTATAATTACTGGTATAACATTATAATAAAATAAGTTTTAAAATGAATCCAGAACAAGCATTACAGATATTAAGAAATGTTTCTAACCTTTGTGTAGTAAAAGGTGGGATATTCGCATCTGTAGACGAAACCGCTAGTGTAAGTCATGCCCTACAAGTTTTAAAAATGGCAATTGAGCCAAAAACAGGTGGTACAGAACAAACTAGTGATTCTAACGATTAAAAAAGTTTTTAATATGAATATTGAAAAAAGAATAAAAGCATTACAACCATACGTTATACAAATGAGATTTTCAAATGGGGTAGGGATTGTTGATGTAGTTTTTAAAGACGGGTGGAAAGTTCCAAGCTCAAAAGTAATTGATGCTATTAAAGGTGAAGATGAAAGTGTTAATTATTATATGTTCTATACTGAACAAGAAGATTTAGGTCTTGATGATGTATTAGATTATATTGAACAAGTGATTAATATGAATGTTGAGAGGGAAAAGAAGTACGAATTGTTAAAAGTGAAAACCGAGGAACTAAAAGACGTATTCAGAAAAAACTCATTATCAAAACTACAAAATATGAAATTTGTATTAGGTAGTGAAAAATTAATTCCAGACAGCATGCCAGAGGATTTCGATGATATGTCTGTCATAGATAGTATTGATGCACCAACTAATGAAGAAGTCAAGGTGGAAGAACAGAAAGTGGTTGAGAAACCAATTCAAGAAGACCAAAGTACCAATGAAATTCAAGAAACACTAGTACCACCAAGAAAAGTTGGTAATCAAGAAATTGAACTACCACCAAAAGGTCAGAAGATTGAATTAAAAGATTACTCAGAACCAACTGTGGTCTGCAATTGTGTGGGGGATGATGTATGCCCCGTATGTATTGAAGAAAAAATGGCATATTAAAAAAAGCTCCTTTTCGGGAGCTTTTTTATGATTCAAGTTTTTCTTGGATTGTGTGAAGCACCCATACTGCACCAGAAGCGAGGCAACCATCAAAGAATATATTTAGGTATTCAATTGGTATATTTAATTGACCAGTTGGTGAATACATAAATAATGAGAGTAATACCCCCCACCAAAAAGGTAAACACATCATACAACCAAATAGTTTACTAAAGAATGTTGGTTTTTCTGAATCAACACCCACAAGGTCTCTGAAATTTTGAAAAATAGTCCCAAAGACCATAATATTACTTGCCCCATATGCGACAAGTATAAATACTAATAATGCTACCATAATTTTTATTTTAATTATAATCATTATGGTATAATAAGTCAATATTTATTATAAAAAAGTTCTATGGAAGAAATTAGAAAAGAAGAAAATTTTGCTGGGGTTCTAGTAAAAGCTAAAGATACAGGTAGAGTATTTTTAATGTTAAGATGTCCTAGCCCTAATCATGGGTTAACTTGGGGATTGATAAGTGGTGGTATTGATAGTGATGAAGATGTACTTGAGGGACTTAAAAGGGAAGTTACTGAGGAAACACAAATTGACCCAAACATTATTGATTATAATTTTATATATGATGAAGATGAGAGAGATGGTGTATTTTATTACTATGAAGGCTTTACTGATTCAGAATTTATACCTACATTGGATTATGAAAATCTAGAATATGGTTGGTTTGATATCGATAATTTACCAAATCCATTATATCCAGAGCTTATAGATAAAATTAAAGCAATATGAATGAAGAAAAAGACTATTCCTTTGAAAAAGGTTATATGAGTATCCATGAATTATTAGCGGCTAATGGTGTTAATCAGAGGAACTTAATTAATGAAGTTGAAAGGGAAGAAAAAATTGAGGGTAGAGAAAGCTATGATATGATTGAAGCTGATATCGAATCCAATAAGAGAAAAACTAATTTAGCTAAGGAGCGTTTCATCAGTGAGATGAAAAGAGGTCTTGGGGAATCAATTAAAAATAATCCAAATAGTGGTAGGGTTATTAAGAAATCTTTATTTTCTAGATTAGGAGAAACAATAAAAAAAATATTTACAAGGTTTTAAAATGACATACGAACAAGTATTACAAACGATTAGAAATATTCTAGAGAATGAATTAATTGAAAAAGAAGGTTTAACACTAACTTATCAATTAGATAGATATAAGCATAGACAATTAGATGAAGAAGTTTATATTCAAATACATGAACATATAAATGGTCATGAACATAGTGACGTATTTGAGATTGAGTTAGGTGGTATTTTAGTTAAATTTATTCAAAAAGATTTGGATTAAACAAATATGTTCATTATATTTGTCATATGAATGATAAAAAAGACACCAAAGAAATAATTAAAGAAGATTATTCAATATCTGGTTTATATTACAATTACAAAAATAAAAACAATGATGATATTAGAAATTTTCTTGGTGGGTGTAAAATTGTACACTTAAATAATGGTGGATATTATCCATTGACAGATGAAGGTCTTGAAGAGATATTACCAAAACCTAGGGGTAAGTCATTAAGTATTGATATTACTAATACAAAGAATAAAGAATTGGTTGGACTTAGAGAGTATAAGGAAATTACATATCTTGTTAAGTCTAATTCTAGATTTTTCTTAAAACCAGATATTGGTGAAATTATTGACCAAATTAGTTTTGGTGATTACCATTCGTCTACTATTAAAGCGATAGTTTTCAGACCAGATGATTATGAAACTCTACCAAATACTGAGGGTGAACATTTCATTATGAAAGCCACATTATTGGTAGATGAAAACTTAACCTCAGTTTGGACAACTAATGAGGGTTGGATTTGTACAACAATTAGATAATGAGAAAATTAAAGATAAAATTTAAAGCTTTCTGGCGAAGGACCAAAAACTTATTCAAAAGAGAAAAGAGTCAAACCAAGAAAGCAATTAAAATACTAAAGAAGGTCATTAAAAACGAAGACCCAACCCCAGAAGAAATTAGATTTTTAAAAGGACAATCAATTGATTTAGTTAAAATAGTTGGTTTAATGGGTTTAAGTGCAGTATCGGTAGCAATACCAATAGCGTTAGAGAAGTCATTAAATAAGTGGGATATTTCTATTATGCCTAAAGACCAAGAAAAAATTGATAATGGAAAAAAAGATTAAAGATATAACTAAACATAATTTAGGTTATTATATGGGTGAGCTAATGGTTGACCAATTACCTAGATTAAGTATTGATGGTGGGAAAATTCAAGTTACTTGGGGTGAGGCTCAAGAATATAAGAGATTACATGATGCTTGGTTCGAACTTGTTGGTTTTAAGAGTGAAGAAAATAAACCACTAAGAGAGGTATGGGTCCCATTATGGAATGCACAGTTAACTGAAAGATATCGTTTAAAGGAGAAATATTTACCACATATTAAGAAATTCTATTTACCAATGGTAGAATTAGATGATATTAAATATGGTATGCAAGTTTCTTTATGGAATTCTGATATTTGTGAATATGATATTGAACTAGATGCAATAGATATTGTGAATGAAGACCATTTTACTGTGGTATCTCTTAAATTAGGCTTGAATATACCAATACAAAAAATTGAAAATGATGCTTAAAAATTATGCAAGAGAGAATAACTTAAAATTAGTTGCTGGTATGGATGAAGTTGGTTGGGGGGCATTCGCTGGACCAATTGTAACGGCAGCTGTTATATTACCACCAGAGTTCGAATCAGAATTAATAGTAGACTCTAAACTTATTTGTAAGTCAAAAACTAAGATGCAGAAAGCATATGATTTGATTATGGAGAATGCATTATATGTTAGTTGTACAGCTGTACAAGCTGGTGTTATTAATGAAATCGAACCAATGCCAGCATTAACTAAGTGTTTACATGAGTCAGTTGATGGTTTAGGTGAAATACCAGAGCATTTATTGGTTGATGGTGATAAATACACTTCTGGACACAATATACCATTCACATTGGTAGCTAAGGGTGATAATACATATCTTTCAATAGCAGCAGCTGCTATTGTGGCTAAGTATAGACGAGATGAATATATGACTAAAGTTCATGATAAATTCCCACATTATAATTTTAAAGGTAGTAAAGGTTATTACTGTGGTAAACACAAGATTGGATTAATGGAATATGGTAAGTGTCGTTATCATAGAGATAAGTATGTAAATACTTGGACTAAGAATAAAGGAATAACACTACCAAATGGAAATTAGACCAGATGTTGATAAATTAAAGTTAGGTGGGGTAGCCAATATAACAGATGACCAACAGGAAAGGTTGTGTGAAATTTGTGAGGACTGCATATTTGGTCATTCAGTCAATACAAACCAATATAATATGTGTGAAGGTTCACATTGTGATGATGCGTTTGAATATTACATTGATGAACTGGAAGATGAGCGTGATGAAAACGTAAAATTTTTAGAAAAAATATTCAATGACATTATGTGAGGCTTATAATAGGGTTAATTCAAAAGGAATGACTCCGTGGATTGCATACGGAATAATAAAATGGAATGATGGTTATTGTATTCTTGGGTCAGAATATATAAAACGTTTTCCAGATTTAAAATATCTTTACATACGAAAGGGTGAGGCATTTCCTAATTCACCAGTATTCATTAGAAAAATTGAATAAAAATTTGCTTTATTAAAATAAATGCCTTATATTTGTTTCAAATTAAAACCAATAATATGAAAAAGATAGTATTTTTAATTACAATTTTAGGATTAGTATTTACGTCATGTAAGAAAGAATTATTAGAACCTAACTATATTGAGGTTCCAGAAGTAGATGTTGATACAACAGCTTGGAACTCTGGATATGGTGATGGAGGAACATTACCAAATGGTGGTGGGACATTTACTAATGATTTAATTGGGACAACTTGGGTATTAACTAAGATTGTTTCCGCATTCGCAACAGAATACCCAAATGATACAATTTACTTTTTGGATAACACACATTATACTTTAAACAACGGAGCGGTGAGAAACTACCAATTTAGCTCACTTCCTAGTTCAAGTAACTTTGATTTAAGCTTATATTATTTCGCACCGTTTGGCGGTAGCCACTATTCTGGACAAGTTGGTCAATACTTTATAGATGATGGTGAAATAAATAATGTCGAATTTATTGACATTCAAAACCCAAGTACAATAACAAGAGCTTGGTTAGTTAAACTTTAACAATGGAAAAAAACGAAGAGAAAGCAGAATTGTACAACCAGTATGTTCGTAACGGTAGTCGATTAGAGAGAGAAATCTCAAAATTAAAAGCAGACAATGTTCCAAATATTCCACTTCATATTCAACAAACAATTGATAAAAAGAAACGTGAATTAGATTTTTGGGATAAAAAATTAAAAGAATTATATACATAAATTTTGATAATTGAAATATTATCATTATATTTACACTATTATTAACAAAAAGAAAAAAAAGATGAAAAAGGTATTATTAGGATTAGTATTATTAGGATTAGTATTTACGTCATGTAAGAAAGAAACATTTGAACCAATTGAGCCAGCACCAGCAGTTGTTGACCCAGCTGATACCACAACAACAATTGTTGATTCAACAACTGTTGTTGATTATGGAAATGATAATGATGGTACTCAATTATTCCCACAATTTGCTTTAAAAATTTGTGGTGCCACTAGTGGACATAATGTTGGTTCTATTGTAGATTCAATAGTTTTCACCAATTATACTAAAGGATACGTTAAAGTTAAAACAGCTTTAGATATTACAAATGACCCTTGGTTGGGGTGGACCAATGTTTCAACACCAAGTGATGGTGAGGGTATTGGATATAGTATTCCAGAGGCAATTATTACGACTGGTGATTCATGTAACCTAAGTGTTTATATGAGTGCAGACCAAGGACAATATGGATATTCAGAAATGGGTTTCACACAAGTTAATTTGATTTCTGAGTATGGAAGCATGGTAACACCAACCCATTATTCACATACTGATAGTTACTAATTAACTTTAATTCAGCTATTTAAAAAATAATATGAACTTATTTTTAAAAAAGTCTTGCTATTTAAAAATAAGTTCATATATTTGTACCACGCTAAAATTCAAAAATTATAATAATTTTTAAATTTAAAAACATTTAACGCTATGGCTAGATTACTAGATGCAATGAGAACTGGAGATGCAGTTACTCAAAACGGAATGAAGACAAATTCTTCAACTTTAAACCACTGTGTGGATTTATTTTCAATGATTGGTGCCGCAAGAGGTGCTGACAAGCAAAGAAAAATTAACAACTTTATTAAAGCTTTCAATGAGGATGCCCTTACAGCTATGAAAATAGTCTTTTGGGTAAGAGATGTTAGAGGTGGTGCTGGTGAAAGACAAACTGGTATTGATATTATGACTTATTTAGCTGATAACCATACTGAGGTTATGAGGAAGAATATTCACCTTATTCCAGAGTATGGGAGATGGGCTGATATATTACCTTTACTTGATACTAAATTGGGTGATGATGCATTGACATTAATTGCTAAGGGTCTTGAAGGTGGTGATGCTCTTTGTGCAAAGTGGTGTCCAAGAGGTAACGGTAACAACAGAGATAAGAAGAGATGGGCTAAGGCAATTAGAAACCATTTAGGTCTTGAACCAAAAGCATATAGAGCATTAGTTGTAGGTATGTCAGATACTGTTGAGCAAAAAATGTGTGCTAGGGAATTTGAAGCAATAAATTATGGTCATGTTCCTTCAAAGGCAATGTCTGACTATATGAAGGCTTTTGGTAGGAGAGATTATGATAGGTTTTCTAAGTTCCTTGACTCAGTAAAGAAGGGTGAAGCTAAGATTAATGCTGGTGCCGTATACCCATACGATATTACAAAGAACATGCGTAATGGGAGTGCTTCTGGTGCTGATGTACAATGGGATGCATTACCTAACTATATGGAAGGTAATGTTGAGAGAGTTATGCCAATGGTTGATGTTTCTGGTTCTATGAGTTGTGCTGCTGGTAGAGCTCAAAGGGGTAGAGATTACACTAGTTGCATGGATGTTGCAATTTCATTAGGTTTATATATTTCAGAGAGAAACGAGGGTGTATTCAAGGATGCATTTTTAACATTCTCAGCTAAACCAGAGCTACAAATTACTAAAGGTACTTTGTCTGAGAGATATAAGCAAATGAGTAGAGCTAATTGGGGTATGAACACTAACCTTACAGCTGCATTTTCAACTATGTTGGATAGTGCAATAAGAGGAAATGTTCCAGCCAATGAAATGCCAACTATGATTCTTGTCTTAAGTGATATGGAATTTGATAGATGCGCTTCTGGTGGGTGGAATAAGTCTGCCCTTGAGATGATGACTGAGAAGTATAAAGCAGCTGGGTATGATATACCAAAGGTTACTTTCTGGAATATTAACTCTATGAATGATAAAAATAAACCAGCACAACACAATGATAGAGGTGTTGCACTGGTATCTGGATTTAGTCCAGCAATATTAAAGACATTATTGTCTGGTGTGTTTACTCCAGAGTTGACACCATATGAGATGATGATGGAAGTTATTGGTGATGACCGATATTCGGCAGTAACCATATAAGAGATAGAGAGACTATGTACTTCGGTATATGGTCTTTCTTGTTTTACGCTATCTAAAAGAATACTTTCTGCAATCGTAAACTTAAATTTGATTTATATATACAAACAGAAAAGAGGGGTTTCAAGTAAGTTCCCCCAAGAATGTGCATATTCGTATCCACATTACGGACGTTTAGTCTAACAAACAAAAATTTATATTCCTAACAGAGCTATGGAATTAAAATTAGCTACCGTATTCTGGGATAGAAAAAAATTAAGGTCTAACAAATTGTTAGACCTTTTTTTATGCTTTACACTTTAAAATATTTTCATTAAGTTTGTATTATAACAAATAAATGAAGCTATAATGAAATGAAAATAGTAGTAAAACATGTTGACAACTTAAATAGTTCGTTAATTAAAACAAGGGAAGAAGTACCACAATATTTAGTGTATTTAATGACTGATGATAATATTTCAATTAGTTGTGATATTACAAATGGTAATATTGATAAATTAAAATTAATCAATAATTTACAAAGTGGTTATAGTGAACAGTTACTAATTGAAGAAATAACACTTGATGTGTTTAAAAATAACGTATTATTAAATGAAGATAACAATGTCGGAAATTAATCAATCATACCCACTAATATTAGTATTCTATTTAGATAGAGAATTAATGTCAAATCCAGAAATAATAGGACCATTCGCAGACCATATAAATAATACAATTGCAATTAGGGAGGCTAATGCAATGGCATTTTTTTTACCGACTGATGGTGAAGAAAAAATTGAGTGTATTAACCCTATTCAAGTTGAACCAGCTAAGATGGAAAAAATAAATAGAATGTTAGACCAAATATCTGAAAACTTTTTTGATATTGGTCAAGGGGCTGATGATGGTAAAGATGATGATGATAACATCATTGAAATACCAAATGAAAACACAGAAGATTAATGTGGTATGTCTATATGGTGGAGTGTGCTGATGGTACACTCTATACAGGCATCTCAAATGATGTAAAAAAAAGAATTGAGAAACATAATAGTGGTAAGGGGGCTAAATATACTCGTTCTAGAATTCCAGTAACTTTAAAATGGATTTGTGAGACTGATAATAGGTCTGAGGCATCTAAGTTGGAGTATGAAATAAAAAAACTTACTAGAAAGGCTAAATTAAAATTAATAAATAAATAATTTAAGGTCTAGTTGTGGTTCTACGTATTTTTGTGTAAGCCCATCCAGTTTGTTCGTGAATATATTCATACATTCTACTAATGGTTGCTGGTGTTGCGGTACCTAGAAATAATAGACTTTTAATTTTAGTCTTATTTGCAGCCTTAGCTAATTCATGATGTAGCCGTTGAGCATCCTTTTTATTTTTACAAATTACCATTTCAAATTCATTTTCATTATGGATAACTAATTTATTATGTACAACTAAAATTGATTTAACCATTTTAGCTTTATAAGCACCTTTCATTAATTTTTTGATAATATCACCGATTGTTAATCTATTAGTTTTTGGGTCATAACCGTACACCCAAAAGGTTTCTTCAATATTATATTCAGCAGAATCTAAAATTGTCCACATACCATTGAGTGGTTTTTCTTCATAGAATTTACCCTTATTATCTCTAACATTTCTATTAACATCACCTTCTTCAATATCTTTAACTATAAGAATTTGGTATTTAACTGGTTTAATTCCATTATAGTTAATAAATTTACGTGGAAAGAACACACTTTCATTATGTTTTTTTAATATTCTATAGTTTATATAGGCAGTTTCATCTCGTTGACATTTATATAACGTTTGCTTGTATTCATTATTTTTTGTAAGTACGATTCTATAACCCATACGATAATATAATGAAAAAAATTAAAGAATAAAGGTTGGGACTTAAAGAAAAAAACCATAAGTTTGCGGTATGTCAGACAAAAGAGATTATTATGAGGTGCTTGGTGTGGATAAAACAGCAACCGATAAGGAAATTAAAAAAGCCTATCGTAAACTTGCTTTGAAGTATCACCCAGATAAGAATCCAGACGATGTTGAAGCTGAGGATAAATTTAAAGAGTGTGCTGAGGCATATAGTGTATTAAATGATTCTGACAAAAAAGAACAATAC